ACACAAATCAAGCACAAAATGATATAGCAGTTGGTTCTCAAGCTGGAGAGTTTAATCAAGGAACAAATTCTGTAGCAATTGGAGGCTTATCAGGAAATACCGGTCAAGGAATTCAAGCTGTAGCCATTGGAATTAATACAGGAAACTCAAATCAAGCAGGACATATCTTAAAAATATAAGAGACTTTGGAGAAAATTCAAAAAATATTTTATTTTTTTGTAATGATCCATATTCCAAATTTGATACATTAACTGTAATGTTTTGCAGATGATCATCATTGGTGTCTATAATATAAACCTCATTTATGTTATCATCCTCTGCAACTTTAATTGGTATGAATCCACCGTGAGTGGTATTAAAAGAAAAAAAACGAAAATTTCCAATATCAGGGATAGTTGCACATTTACAGATAACCCCAATCAACATTTCGTGAAGATCTAGTTCTCCATGCAATTTTAGATTGTTGTATGTTGGATGAACAACCGGATTATATTCATCTTCATTTACTTTGTAAGCCGTGTTATCTATAACAACCATATTGTTATAAAGGTCTTAAGCCTTTAATTTATTTGTTTCGTAAAATTATATAAGGATACTTGTCAATAATTATAAAAGAATGCTGTATGAAAACGAACAAGGTTATTTACAAGCTCTGAGAGATATCAAAGAAAATGGAGAAAGACGTCCTACTCGCAATGCCACAACAATTTCAACATTTGGGGTGGACCTCAAATACGACATCCGAAACTCTTTTCCGTTACTAACAACCAAGCGCGTTTTTTGGAAAGGAGTTTTACACGAATTGTTGTGGTTTATTCACGGAAACACAAACTCTTATGATCTTTCTCTCAACAATGTCCACATCTGGAATGGAAATTCATCCCGAAATTTCTTGGATTCCCAGGGTCTTAATAATTATGAGGTAGGTGATTGCGGACCTATCTATGGATATCAGTGGCGTCACTTCAATGCCCCTTATGGTGGATGTACCACTTCTTTTGAAGACATCGAGGGAGGGATTGATCAACTTCAAAATTGTATTGACCTTATCCGCAATGATCCCACCTCGCGTCGTATTTTTATGAGTGCTTGGAATCCGGAACAGCAGAGAGAAATGTGTCTTCCACCGTGTCATGTATCTTATCAGTTCTATGTGAATATGGATGATGAACTATCTTGTATTATGTACCAGAGATCTGGAGATATGTTTTTAGGAGTGCCTTTTAATATTGCTTCTACTGCATTTCTTGTTAGCATTATAGCACATATGACTGGAAAGAAAACGGGAATGGTGAAACTATGTATTGGAGACGCGCACATTTATGAGGAACACAAGGAGGCAGTTCAACGACAGTTATCCAGGGATGTGTCAACGTATAGACCTCCTACACTTCGTATCTTGTGTGAACCGAGAGAAAAAATAGAAGATTATGTTTTTGAGGACTTTGAAATAGTTGGATATGAATCGTATCCTGGAATTAAAGCAGCTATGATTGCTTAGATAATTGTAATAAATATAAATTTGTTAAAAAAATAAATTTATATCAAGTTTATTTTAATAGTTAGTGTATTGATACTGTAAATAGATATTTTATATAATTACTTACCAAGCACTCCATGTTCTTCCCCATATTTTTCAATAATCTTTTCATTTAACTTTACCAATGTACCTCTAATATCTGTTCCATTCTTAATTACCATACGAACACCAAACCGTCCATTTTCTGTTCTCTTATCAAATGTTAAGTGAGGCTTTTCTCTGGAAATTTCAATCCTTACATATTTTGGTAAAGCAACTTGTTCTGTTTCTTCTTTTTTTTGTTTCAATGGTTCAATAACAGTATTTGTGGCTGTTATTGTAATATTATTATTTGTTGTAGATTGTTCTGAAGTATCTTTTTTAGATGTCTGTTTTGTATTTATAACATTTGCAACAGATCTTACTTTTTTATCTGGAAGAATTCCTTTTTCCAAGTCTTCCGCTACTTTATTTGCAGAAGCCAACTTGTCTGTAATTGAAACTTTTTCAGATTTAGAGCTAGACCAACATTTTGGTAAATCAGAATGTTCTACTCTAAAGAACTCTCTTGTTTTATCTCCGCTTCCATATTTTTCAATATTATAATATACAAATTTGTGTAGCATATCATAGGTAAGCCCCTCTGGTAGTTCTTTCTTACTGCTTCTCTCTCTTTTTGTTCCAGGAATAATTCCTTTTGTATTATTTTGTTGTTCTTCTCTTGTTGCTATTCTTAAATTATTTCTGCGATTGTTAAGAGTGTTTCTATCAATGTGATCTACACTAAAAGTAGCAGTTCCTTTTCCATTTCCAAAACAATTCATTATTATTTGATGGATATATAGGGTTTTCCCAATTAAATGCCCCTGTATATATCCATTGGTGTGTTGATGCCACGTTATTTTGGTTCCTTTATTGTGTTCTCTTTCAAATACAGTTATTATTTCATAACTTTCATCACATAATTTACATAATACTCCAGGTTCACAATACATTACAATTGTTTCAGTTCCGTCATCTTCTCTAATTTTCCATGTAGGGTTTTTAATGACTCCTGCGTGTACTCCTGTTTTTGGAAAATGGCTTTCAATATATTCAATAATATTATATCCTTCAATTGCTCTTGCGAAATAATGGGGAGTTATAATTGTATTACACCTTCTCAAATCATTTTTATTATTATTTTTAAACCGAACTATATTTAAAGATGGATTAATACTGTAAATAATTTCAATATAGTTTACTAGTTTATTGTTGGAATTCTTGTAATAAGGATATTCATCTTTTTGTGGATCAAAGTAAAATGCTTTTCCAGAACTTATAATCAATTGGTATCCATCTCTATCAACTAAATATTTGTGTGTCCCGCATTCAATTACATAACAATCTAGTTCTTCATCTTTTGAAAAGGTAGGAATCACATGCTCTATTTCTCCATATTTTTTTGTTACCAATAACGGTTCTTCATATATAAATACACTTACATTAGACCTGCGAAGATCATATTCATTTCCATTTATAAATGTATAACGTACTCTCTTTCCTTGTGGATTAAATAATAAATCTAAGTAATTCTTTTGTATACCATTGTCCTTATAATAAGGATACATTTCAAGAGAGCTTTTTAGTGTAAATCTTTTTTGGCTTGAAACAATAGTCATTTCATCCTCTTCATCTAGAAGATAAGTTCTGGGTCCATAAGTAATAGTAGAGCAGTTTAATTCAATGTTGATGCTGTGGATAGGCTTCATGTTTTCAGTAATTGTGTTAATGCGTGAGGCAACATTTATTTCATTTTTTTTATTTGAAGAAACACCATTGTTTCTAGCAAGGTTCTTAGTCAGATACAACTCCATATTATATTGAGTATAATATGGTTGTCTTTATATTGTTTATGAATTAATAATATATTTATAATAATTTCCTTAGTTTGATTAATTGCTATACGCTAATCCTCCCATACCCGACATAATACGGAGAACGTTGTAGTTAATGGCATAGACACGCACCTTGGCAGTCTTGGTACCCTCAACAGTGGCGTTGGAGAGAACAAGCTGGAGAGTGGCATTATCAATTCGGGAGAAGTTGCAGGTACCAGAAGGTTGGTGCTCCTCAGGGCGGAGAGCAAATGAGTACACATTAATACCTTCATCAGGGTTGCGAGTGTGAGCCTGGAAAGGCTGGACCCAAGAGAAGTAAGAACCCTCTCGCTCAGAGAAGCGGTCTTGGCCGTTGAGCTGGAGCTTAGCAGTGACAACAGGGTTTTGGCCCCAGCAGTGCATGTCAAGGGAGGTTTCGGTGAGAACAAAGGTTCCAGCATCAGACACAGTAGAACCTTGATTGTGGGAAGGAGCTTGGAGATTAGCAAGGTTGGGGTCATAGTTAGGACTGGTAGGATCATTCCATCCAGGAACCTGGGAGCCTCCAAGATTGGCTTCATTGTAAGGATTGTCGGGTCCGTGCCAGTATCCAGTGAAATCAGCAGGAATAGCAGAATCCAAAGCACCAGCACTTTGGAAAAGACCACGAGCATCAATAAAGGAGTTAGTGGTGTAGGCAACCTCAGCAGGTCCACCGAAGGCATGGATAGCGTTGGGAAGAGCATCAATAGCATCAGTGTAGTTGAAGGGTTGGGCACCAAGAGTCTTGAAGAGAGTAGAGTCGCAGACAAGGGAAGAGCAGTAGTCAACGTTACTGTCAGGCTGGACAACCCAGACAAGTTCCTTGACAGGGTGGTTGAAGTTGAGGCGAATCTTGTTGGAAGAAGAACCCACAGACTCATCACCAGTGAATTGGAGCTGATGGATCAAGTACTCATGAGGGTTCTGGGCCATTCTGCGTCGCTCATCAGTATCAAGGAAGACATAGTCAACATAGAGAGAAGCAGCAACGAGAGATTGGTTGTAAGCAATAGAAGCAGCAACAGATCGGCCAGCAGGGTATTGAGCACCAGTAGAGGGGTCAGCACAGTTAAGGGAGGTGACAGCCCACAAGCACTCATCAATAGGACGGAGATCAAGGTTGATCTTGACTTCGTGGTATTGGAGAGCAATGAGAGGAAGGGCAAGACCAGGGTTGGTACAGAACCAGAACTGGAGAGGAACATAGAGGGTAGTCTCAGGAAGAGCATTTCGGGGAGCACACACTTGACGAGGGGCAAGAGAGTCGCAAGGACCATCAACCTCAGCAAAGGAAGGATCAGTGATGAAGGTAAGCTGGGTGGTATTACCAATCATCTTGAAGTATCCGCGGGTCTGCTCAGCAGTACCAGTAAGCTGCATCCAGATGTGCATCCAGTCACCATAATGGCGATCAATTCGCTGACCTCCAATCTCAACCTCAACTTGAGCGATGAGTTGTTCACCGGGGAAGTCCAACCAACGGGCATAGACACCTCGGTCAGAATTAGAGTAAGAGTTGGATCCCATCATTTGGTTAATCTCAGGGAGAGTAACCTGAAGATAGACTCTGTGGGCCAAATCACCATTTCGGCTGATTGTGCAGGTAACGTGACGACCAAAGTCAGCTTGACCGTTGAAGGTTTGCTCAATTGACTCAATGGCAAAGTTAGTATATCTACGATAAGTAACCTTCCAGAAAGTAATTTGAGGATTTCCAGTAAGATAAACATCTTGAGCTCCATAAGCAATCAGTTGCATTAAACCGCCTCCCATTTTATATTATTGTAAAAGAAAAAAAATTATGGAATAAACTAAATAATTGTTAATTTACAAATAAAGACTTTGTGATTTATGTATATTTTGACAAATAATCATAAACCATAGCTATATGCGTGTTGATGTTAATTATTTTAGTTATAATAAGTTGTAGAGAAGTTATTCATTCTTTTTCTCTCTAAAAGTATTATTCCAGGACAATTGCGTCAGATATATTACTAAAGTTTGAGCTAATAAAATGTTCTAAATAGTTATCCATAAAAATTTCTTTTTCATTATGATGCTTCTTTTTAAATACATATGTTTTTGTTTCTGTTTTCCTAACTTCCCAACCATTCTCTAAAGCAGTATAAATGAAATTCATGATTTTTTCTTTTTTACTTTCTTCGTCCATTTCAAGTTCAATTAATACAAATGTAGAAATAAAATATTAAAAAAACTCGTATAATTTAATTATGCCTAGTTTTAAACAAACACCTCACAAGAATATAAAATTGAAAAAGAAAATTACAACTTTGGACGAAAAACACAAAGAAATAATTAGTGAATTTGAAAGAGCAGAGAGAGAACAACTCCCTAAATTAAAAAATGAGAAAAAAAGAATTATAGCAGAGTTGGAAATATTAACTAAAAGACGAACTTCTAAAAGAGAAGAAAATACAAATACTAATTATAATGTTTCTTCAACTTCTTCTAAAGAATATATGGAAGAAATTACTAAAAATGAATTTACAGAAGAAAATGAATATGAAAATGATAATGAGGATGATGATTTTGATAATTCAACTGATGAAGATGAAATAGACAATGATTTGGAAGAATCTACTGAAGAAGTAGAAGAAACTATTCCTAGATTAAATGAGATTTCTACATCATCTGTAAGTACAACTTCACATGATATTCATCGTATTTTAGATTTAACAGATCGTCTGGAACAAATAAAACATGAAATAAACACAATCAAAAATGGAAAAAAAAAATATCTCTTAGAAAACTCTAAATACATTTTTGATTACTTTGAAGGTAAGAAGAATATTTCAAAAGATCTTCAACCACAAAAAAATAAACCAACTATTGTTGATACTTTTTTTAAAATAAAAAAACCAGGTCCCACAGAACCTGAAAAAAAGAGCAACAATATTGTTTCTAAATACTTTAACAACATTGATATTTCTTTTATGGATATGTCTAATTATATTTATCCAACAGATATTTGCAGGAATTGCCATAATGGTGAATTAATTGCTTATGAGGATGAAGGAATCCTTATATGTAATTGTTGTTCCGCAAATGTTCCTTATTTAGTGGAAAGCGAGAAGCCAACATATAAGGAACCTCCTAAAGAAGTCTGTTTTTATGCTTACAAAAGAATAAATCACTTTAAAGAGATTATTGCACAATTCCAAGGAAAAGAAACTACACAGATACATCCTGATATAATTAACACCATAAAGCAACAAATTAAAAAGGAAAGAGTAGATTTAAAAACTTTTACAAATGAGCAAATAAAAGAGATGCTAAAGAAGTTGGGACTAAGCAAATACTACGAACACATACCATTTATCAAGGATAAACTTGGAATAAAACCAAAGGTCATGTCACAAGAATTAGAAGAAACATTGTTCAATCTTTTTGTAGAATTACAGGGACCTTATTCCAAATATTGTCCGGATGAGCGTGTCAACTTTTTAAATTATTATTACACTGCTTATAAACTGTGCGAATTGTTGGATGAGACACAATACTTAAGCGAGTTTCCAATGTTGAAGGATAGAGAGAAGATAATAGAACAGGATAGAATATGGAAGTTGATGTGTGCTGAGCTTGGGTTTGAGTTTATACCAACTATTTAAATACACTTCTTTATTGTATAGATTTACAGAAACAAATAATATCAATATATGTTAAATTCTTGTGTTATTTTATAACAGAAGAATGCCAATATCCAAAAGAAAAACCCTCAACAACCGACCACGTAAAACATCTAAGAACCAAACCAGAAAAATATTTACAGGTAGTACAATTCCTAAACATTTTCTTGAAACTAACAATCACTTATATAATGAAACAAATAGAGAGAAAGCTTTGGCTTGTTACTTGGCAAATAATAACAAAGTAAAACAGTTTGCGTTTGATGTATTTTGGTTTATGATAAAATACTGGATAAATAACTATCCTCAGGATTGGAAACATATTGTTGGAGATGACCTACTGGAAAAAGTAGATGATAAAATGATTATAAAGATTGGGTTCTCTCCAACAGAGAGAAATGAAATATATCATATTTTAGAAAAAGATGATAAACATGAGATGGATAATTATCTGAAAAACAAATTCTATAAAGTAACAAGTATTCTTAATAATTTTTCTAAACCAGATTATTCTTACTATCATTTGAAGATTAATAAAAAATTACAAAAGGTATTTATTGATAATATAACTAACCTATTTTTAGTAAATAACTTTACGTGGGATAAATTTGAGCATATATATCATACTTCTCCAAAGTCTCACAGAAAAAGTTATAATTTCTTTATTTTTGATATAATTATAAATGGGGGCAATTATTCTGGAAATATGTCTCTTTACAAAAAAAATCTAGTATATCTGGATTTCATAAAAAAAAATTTAGAAGAAAAAGATAAAAACAAACCAGAATTTTTACACAAAATTACAAATTGTAACAAAAGCATTGTTGGAGATAATGACTATGAAAAGTATCAAATATATGATGCTAGAAATTACTATTTAATTGACAAACAAATGCCATATTCTAAAATAATGCGATATGAAGGTAAGAAAACATTAGCAGGTCCATCTGGGTCCACTTCTATTTTATACATAAATTTATTTTACTTTTATGGTATGCCTAATACTAAATATAATAAAGTTATGTTATTGGCTGTTATTGTAGCAGATTATATACCATTGTGGCATACACTTCCAGAAATATTATTAAGCTCTACTATAGAGTTATTGGAGGTTGGGTTACCTCGGTATAACCTTAAAACCGACCCTGTTAAGTATGTTGACAGGGTAGTATCAAAATATATAAATTAACCTACGATTCCTATGTAATCCAAGTTATGGTGTGGATTGTATAACACATATTCTTTGATATTCATTTTATATACAACCAAATCTGGAAACCAAAAGCTCCGAGTATTTGGCTGGAATACTCCATCCACCTTGTATTTTTCTGGCATAATTTTACATAAATTATTAAGTGCGTATTTATCAAAAGAGTAAACGCTCAGTCTATTATACTTTTGTTTTTTGCTAAATTTGTTTGTATAGTAGTAATATCTTATTTTTTCTTTTAACTTGGTTGAAATACTGGAACCTTCTCTCGTTTCAATACCAAGAAATTTATTTTCTATTAAAAATACTATAAGCTTCATGAATTGGTATTGTTCTTCTGCAGATATATAACCATAGGCAAACCCAAACTCAAATAATGCTCTGTCATTCTGTGACAGGTATAAATATGGACATTTTATATTTTCATTTATTAATTTCTTCTTTGCCGTTTCTTCTTTTTCTGGAGTAAGGATGATTGCTGTTTTCAGTGTTAGATTAGTTGATTGAAATAAGTTTTTGATAAAACTCTCATTTGTTTTGTTTGGAACTAATAAACGCGTATCCTTATTTATTTTCCACTTATAAATTTGTTGTCCTTCTTGTTTGTAACTCTTTGCCTGCTGAAAATCTCCAAACCAACTCATATTTCCAAACAAACAAGAATCTTTATATTTATCTTCTTCTTCTTTAGTGTGTTCTAAAATAGTGGCTCCATAATCTTTTTTTGAAGCATAAATTGGAAAGTTTGGTTTTAATACTTTAACATGTGGACCTCCAGTTATTTTTCTGGTTTTATTCTTTACAGATGTTTTACGATGGGTTCGTGTTTTTTTTGCAACCATTATTCTATATGTTGTATATACAGAATAAATTTTTGTAGAGATATTTTGTATATGTTGAAAGAAGAAACTTATACAAAGATAGAAAAGAAAGAGATAGCAGATAAAATACAACACATAACAATGGATGAGGTGAATGAAGAGATGGACCGGTTAATAGAGATAGGTCAAAACTCAGACAAGCTTCCTCCACGAGCAATAATTGGCAATAGTGTAGTAGACTACTTTACATTCGTACAACGTTTAGAAACAAAAGGAAAATACAATATTAACTATTTTGAATTTTTAGCAAATCTCTCTACATTTAAAAAAAAGAAATTCATACAGACAATATTTGAGTATTATAAAAATAATCGCCCTGGAAAGAACAAATATGTAATAGCAAAGTATGTCTATAATGTTGGTATCAGTGCTATCAATATAATGAAGCCAATTAACTGTATGGAGATTTACACAAAGTATAACGCAACTCGTGTGTTAAATCCGTGTGCCGGTTGGGGAGGTTCTGCTGTTGGAGCCGCCGCTCTCAATATAGAGGCATTCTATGGAATAGAAATTAATAAGGACCTAGAAAAACCGTATGAGAGAATGGTGTCATATCTCAAGAAGAAATCTGACACAAAAATAAAGATATGGATAAAAGATTCTGCCAAGTTTGATTATTCCAAGTTGGTTTATGACGTAGTTTTCACTTCACCGCCATATTATTTCATAGAAAAGTATGCTAATAACAAGGGTTATGCGTCAAAAGATGAAATGGACCAACTATTTTATCGTCCTATGTTTTTAAATACTTTTAAACATTTAAAACGCGGAGGTCGTTATATCATCAATGTTAGTAAAGAAGTTTATACCAGAGTGTTATTAGAATTATTTGGACCTGCAAATGAAGTGTTTCCATTGAAGAAATCTACCCGACAGAACGAATACCAGGAATTAGTTTATGTTTGGTTTAAGAAATAAATAATATGAAATGGAGAGAACATATAAGATAATTATTATTTTCCACCGCGAAGTTTACGTGTAGAACCTCCCCATATATTAACTGTTGCTATCACAAAAATAAAAACAATAAAGGCAACCACTGCAAAAAAAACAATATACCAATTTATGGTTTGTTGTGGAGTAGTATCTGGAGTTTTTCCATTATACATATCCTCTACTCTTTTCTTAGATTGATCGTGCCGAGAGACAGCTCCTTGATGAAGAGTGGAATCTTCTCCATAACTATAAATAAATATAGGATACTTGTACACATATGTTACCAACTTCTGGAATATATATTGGTCTGCTTCATTATTAGTATCTGGGTCAGTTTTGTATTTATTAGACCATGAACTATAATGACTATCTGTAAAACGTTTTGCTCCATTTAGTGTAATTACATAAGCAAGAGTAGACCAATACTTATTTTCATTAAACGTAAACTTACTATCTGGAATGTCATTTGCGATGTATGAAAGCATGAGGCATTCCCATCCCATAGGAGAGTCTGTAATAACACCATTCAAACTATCTTTCCAATGTGGTTTGAATTCCAGTGTAGCATCATCTTCCATTATTAATGCCATTTGATGATTTGACTGATTGCTAAAAGTACGAATGACTTCCATATGGGATAATAGGCAACCATATTCATTAGGATTCATAGTTTTTTCCTTTACATCAATCATATCATCTATGTTTACCTTGCTACCATCTACTGCAGAAAATCTTATAATTTCAATTCCATTAAACATAGGGTCTTGGAACATGGTTTCCATACGCTTACGTCTGTCTACCGACCTGTCTAAATTTATCCAATAAATTACGCTCACATTATTTGGAGAGAAATCCATATTATACTTTAACATTAGAATAGTTCTTTGTAACAATTAAATATAACTTATTACACAGTTATTCCATATATTTCTAAATTTGAGAAATATATGAATGAGTTGTTTGCGGAATACAAATAATATAAAATAACTTTACTTATTATAAATACAATGGACGTGAAAAAAGAAATCCAAGAGATTGAAACAAGGTTGGAGAATGTCACGACTGCTAGTGAGATAAAACCTATTTATGAGAGATTTAAAGAATTGTGGAAATATCAACAGTCGCAACCAGCAGATACAAAAGAAAATAAAGCGATTAATTCCAAGTTAAGACAGATTCAATCATTTATTAAATTAAAAATAGAGGAATTTAAAGAAGCTAAAGAATCAAAACAAAAGGTCGCTATTCCAGAGAAAATAAAGTCTCCAAAAGAAGAGAGTAAAGAAGATAGTAAAGAAGACGAAGAAAAACAAGAAGAACAACCAGAGGATGAATTCCATATAACTCAACAAGGAAACACTGAAGAAGATAATTTTAGAAACTTTTTTTCAAAAATCTCTTGGAAAGTGCTTGACACATACTTTAAATCAAACCCAAATTATCTTGTAAATCATCATTTAGATTCCTATAATCAATTCATGTTGTCTGGTATAAGAAAGATATTTTCAGAAAACAATCCTATGAAGTATATTGAAAATAGAAGAGATGAAGAACTTGACAATCCAAGTATCATCCTTCTCTACATTGGAGGAATTAATGCTGATAAAATATACTTTGGAAAGCCAATAATATATGATGAAAATCATACTCATTTTATGTATCCAAATGAAGCCCGTCTTAGAAATATGACATATGGAATAACTATACACTATGATGTGGACGTCCAAATGTCAGTTTATGATGAAGATACCAGAGAGTATAAACGTATTGAAAATACAATAGAAAAAGTATATCTGGGTAGATTTCCAGTTATGATTAATTCTAGTTTGTGTATGTTAAGTGGTCTCTCTAAAGAAGTAAAATACAATGTTGGAGAATGTCGCCAAGATTATGGAGGTTATTTTATAATTGATGGCAAAGAGAAAGTAATTATTCCAGAAGAGAAATTTGCAGATAATATGATTTATGTAAAAGAAATAAATGATGACATATATAGTCATAGTGTAGAAGTCCGTTCAGTATCTGAGGATTCTTCTAAACCTATGCGTACAACTTCTATCCAATTAGTTGCTCCTAATACCAAGTATACAAATGGTCAATTAGTTGTTACTATTCCAAATGTTCGTAAACCTATTCCACTATTTATTGTCATGAGAGCTCTTGGCGTAATTAGTGACAAGGATATTATAAAAACTTGCTTGTTGGATATGGAGAAGTTTGAATACTATGTGGACCTATTTCGTCCAAGTGTTCATGATGCCAATTATGTGTTTGACCAAGTTACTGCAATAAAATATATTGCATCTTTTGTTAAGAACAAGAGTATTCCACTGGTTATGAATATTCTTATCAATATGTTTATTCCACATATTGGAGAAATGAACTTCAGAGAGAAGGCATACTATATAGGATATATGACAAAGAAACTGCTTAGTGTATATTTAAATGAGGAACCCCCAACTGACCGCGACAGCTTTCTTTACAAGAGAATGGATTTATCTGGTACTCTTCTCTACAATTTGTTCAAAGAGTTTTATGGGATACAAAAAAATATGATACTAATGTCTATAGATAAAGCTTATAACTTGGAAAGAGAAACCGGCAAATATGTCAATGATTTTGCCAGTATTATGGAAAATGGAATGGTATATTTTAAGGAACGCATAGTGGAAATGGGATTTAAAAAAGCATTTAAAGGCAACTGGGGGTCCGTTGCTTACACCAAAAAAGTTGGTGTTGTACAAGACCTAAATCGTCTCAGTTGGTTTACCGCTCAATCACATTTGCGTAAATCTAATCTACCAATGCCTTCTGGAGCAAAGGTGATGGGACCACGTCGTCTTAATAGTTCTCAATGGGGATACATTGACATCCTAGATGTTCCTGAAGGATCGCAGATTGGGTTCCAAAAACATCTCAGTATCACAACTACACTAACTAGTGGTACTTCCTCAGTCCCAATTATAATGTGGATGAAGAAAAACATTGGTATTACTTCTCTAACCGAATGTACTCCAGAATATTTATCAGATACAACAAAGGTTTTTGTAAATGGTTGCTGGATTGGAAATGTGGTAGATCCTCTCAAGACAACTTCTATGTTAAAGCTTTATAGACGTAATGGAATTATTCCTGCTTATACCAGTATTTCATTCAGAATTCAAAACAAAGAGATATTTATTTATACAGATGCTGGAAGACTGATTCGTCCAATTTATTATACATTTAATAGACGACCTAGTTTTGAAAAGAGGGAGATAACTACCATGTTACAGAACTGGGACAATATGGTTTCTGGATATGGCAAAAAGAAAATAGATAATTTTAATTATAGAGAGAATCGTGTGTATGACCCAGAAGACTTGTATGAAGATACAAGTGATGAGTTTCTTATTGAAAATGCGTCTCTCATAGACTATATTGATGTGTCTGAAGAAGAAACCTCACTTATTGCTATTGAACCAACAAAGGTTCTCTCCGCATCTACAGATAGAAAGTTATATACCAATGTAGAAATAGACCCATCTACTATATTAGGTATGATGGGAAACTGTATTATATTTCCAGAGAATAATCCATTGCCTCGTAATAACTTCTCTGGTTCTCAGAGTAGACAGGCAGTATCTATATATCACACAAATTTCCAGAATCGTATTGATAAGATGGGTGTGGTATTAAACTATGGAAATGTACCATTAGTTAAATCCAGGTATCTTAAATATATTAATGAAGAGCAAATTCCATATGGCGTCAATTGTGTAGTAGCTATTATGTCATACACTGGATATAATGTGGAGGATGCCATCTTGTTTAACGAAGCTTCTGTTAAGCGTGGTCTTTTCAGAACCAGTTACTATTCCATGTATGAGGAACGCGAGGAATCTTCCAAGATATCTGGCGGGGATTCTGACAGTATTTTTGCAAATATACAAAACAGAGAAGTAATTGGAACAAAGATGGGATATGATTACAGTAGATTAGATGAATATGGTCTTATTAAAGAGGGTGAAGAGATAGATGACAAGACTATTGTTATTGGAAAGGTTATGGTAGGCAAGTCTGGAATAGCAGTGGATGATTCCAAAAAGACCAAAAAGGGACAGCTGGGATATGTTGATAAGTCTTTTATTACAGAAGGAGAAGAGGGATTTAGATTAGCAAAAATTCGTGTTCGTGAAGATCGTTCTCCAGCAATTGGAGATAAATTTGCTTCTCGTTCAGGACAAAAAGGAACAGTTGGATATATTATTCCAGAGATTGATATGCCATTTACAAGTCAAGGTGTAAAGCCTGACCTCATTATTAATCCACACGCTCTTCCCAGTCGTATGACAATCGGTCAATTGGTGGAATCCCTCTTGGGTAAAACATGTTCTCTCTATGGAACATTTGGAGATTGTACTGCTTTTGTTTCCAAGGGTCCTAATACAGATACATATGGACGTATGTTACAAAATTACACACACAAAGAACAAGTTGGAGAGACATTGCGGTTTGATGATTATCATACAGACCTTTTAAATATTGGATATCATAGCAGTGGAAATCAACTTCTCTACAATGGAATGACTGGAGAACAAATTGAGAGCCAAATTTATGTGGGTGTAAACTACTATATGCGTTTGAAACATATGGTAAAAGATAAGGTTAATTACCGTGCACAAGGTCCAATGAATTTCTTAACAAGGCAGAGTGTTCATGGTCGTGCAAATGATGGTGGTCTGAGACTTGGAGAGATGGAACGTGATTCTATCATCACTCATGGTATGTCTTCTTTTTTGAAGAAATCCTTTATGGACCGAGCAGATGGCTACAAGATTGCTGTGTGTAATAGAACTGGTCTTATTGCCATATATAATCCAAGCACTAATATGTTAATGAGCCCTTGGGTGGATGGTCCACTTAAATTTCAAACAGATACTACTACAAAAGAGCTAACCATGGATACCACAACTAGATTTGGAAGATCATTTAGTTTGGTGGATGTTCCATATACTTTCAAACTTTTTTTACACGAGTTACAAGTAATGGGAATACAAATGAGAATTATAACAGACAAAAATATTGATAGTGTTATGAGTTTATCTGGAACAGATAATCTGATTCGTTTAACAAAGGATACTGATTTGAATGAAGAGTTGAAGCCATACCGAAAGTCAATTCAAAAATATGCCGAAGAGTATACCAAGAAGAAGCTAGGAAGTATTAGAGACAAAACATTAGCAAGTATTCCAACAACAAAGAAAAAGACAAAGAAAACAATAAGATTAAAACAAACCGCGAAAGAGGAAGAAGAAATTCTTGTTCCTTCAAAAGAAGAGTTGAGTTTAGAAAAAGAGTTAGAAGAGGAGCCTGTGGAAGGAGACGACTATCAGGGGGCTCCAGAAGAAGAAGTTACACATTCCATAGGTGATGTCCCTGTGAGCATTCCAAATGAACCTACAGTAGTAACTCCCCCTAGTTCTCTCCAATCATTTGTAAATCCAAGTATACAAATTAATTCTTTGAATTCTTCATTATATGATACTCCAAGTGCAACTTTAACAGAAAATAAAACAGCACCCATGCCAACTTTTATGAACACAACACAATCAACTATTAAAACAGAAACTATCCCTGAAGGTATAAGTCCATATCAGATTTCTAACCAAGGATCACGGGTGAACACAAAAGATCCGGAAACTATTAAAACAGAAACTATCCCTACTGGCAGAAGTCCATATCAGGGTTCCACTCAAGCTTCATATATAAATATTCAACCATACATAAGTCCAACTATTACCCCAAGTACAAGTAAACGAAGTGTTTTGGAGGTTCCTGTAGAAACAGAGAAGAAAGAAGATGAAGAACTTCCCAGCAGTAAGTCGCAGACTAAAAGCATTAATTTAAATATTTAAAGGTAATTCCAGAATATTAAGGTTAAATGTTATTTAAAAAAATTGATTAAACAAATAACATCTTTATATATAACAAAACAATGGATTCCGACCTTATTACCTGCATTAGCAAGAGCCGTCAAAATATTTTGGAGCTTATGAGTTCCAATGGTTATGATACTACTGATTATAATAATTTTACAAAGAGCGAAGTGAATGCCATGAATGTTTACCAGCAATTAGATATGATAATGAGTAAGCCAGTTGATGGAAGCAAAATATATGTTCGCTTTGAACTTAATAGCAAGGTGAACGCAACTATTATAAACCGATTAATTGAGGAGTTATATTATGGAAATTCTGTGGTTGGAGAGAGTGGAGAAGAACCAGAACCAATTCTTAAGAAAACAGATATATTGTATATAGTATTCAAGGCAGATCCAAATGAAACAATGACCAATCTGTTAAAACAAAAATGGGAAACAGACCACATTTATATTATCTCTCAATCATTAGATCGCCTTCAATTCAATATCTTGAAGCATGTTTTGGTTCCTCCTCATCGTATTATGGAAAAAGAAGAAGTTGAAGAACTACAGAGACTTAGACATATCAAGATGGAAGAGTTTCCCAAGATATCTAGATTTGACCCAGTGGCACAAGCAATTTGTATCAAGCCAGGACAGCTTTGTGAGATTTCCAGACCAAGTAAAACAGCAATTGTAAGCAAGTATTATAGATTATGTGTAAATGCTGACTTTGCCATGTAAGTGGGGAATATAGTACAGTAGTCTATATATTTGGTATAAGAACTTTTCAACTATAATATAAATACTATATTTTTTTCACTTTTAATTCAACCTATAATTTGTGTTGAATTAAACCATTGAATTATATACTTCTTTATATATGAATACCGACACACCTGAATACTTTTACGCCCAGATTCAAGCCATTCAATATAAGTTACAAACAGACCAAAATAGTGATAATTATCAAGATTATTATCAAGAGTTGGCTATAATAAAATCAAATATTCAAAATCAAATTGATTTAATAATAAATGAACAACCAGTGAAATCACAACAATTATTTGGAGATTACAAAGAAATGTATAGGGCAAATTATTTTACAAACTTGTGTTTATTTTTAGGAATATGTTTAATCCTATGGTATATAATAAAAGGAAATAACAAAACAAATGTTTCGCCCACCGTGGATACTTAGACAAATGAATTCAAGAATAAAAACTACTCCTTATTTTAATTATTATTATTATGGGGTATATAATCCCAGTATAGAGTGTTATAATTATTTGAGTAGAAAGAACAACAAATATTATATTCCAAAAAGTTTTCAATGTTTAGAAAATCAAAGAGAATATAATGTTCAAACACTCGTTTATAAAGAACTATATCCAGTTAAGCAAACGGTATCACTTAGATACGGATTATCTATGTTTAGTGGAATAGTAGTATTCTTATTTTGTATGTCTATTGTATATGAACGACCAATTATTTGAATATTCGCATACAATGGCATTGAGAGAATATTATAATTATTACTATTCCATGTTTTTGTTTTTGTATCTTCTATGTGTTTTCATAGTGTTTTTAATGGGGGGATATCCTAAACACGCATTAATTGCGTTTGTAATAGGTCTATTTCTCTTCTTGGCTTTCTTTCCAAGAATTATCTAATTGTATTACATAATGAATCTCCAAAGTGAAGTAAATCCATCTGCTATAATGACTCAACGACGCCAAACAGAAATAAATAACTATTACACCCAATATTACAGATATTTAACAAGTCTTTTCTACAGATATTCGGGGTTTCTAGTTGTTCTTATTGTATTAGTTATTTTTTGGAACGCTGGAGTAATCACAGATAATATATTTGGAATATTCTTTATTCCTATTATGGCATACATGATTATTGAGATTATATACAACGTGTATTATTTTTCTAGAAGAAATAACAATAATTTTGATTATATTAATTGGAGATTTAACCCAGTATCAACCGCTTCTTCTATGGATATGGGAACCGGAACAGGAACAGGAACAGGAACCGGTACTGGATCAAGTTGTACTAATCAATCTTGTTGTGGAAGTGGCCAAGCATGGAATGGAAGTATCGGTAAATGCGTGATTATTTAATATGTAATATGTATAATACTATATGGACTCTACAAAAAATTTACAAGAGTTAATTTCTGAAAATGATCTTTTAAAACAAATGAATAAATCTTTAAATGATTCGAATGAAATCTATAAAAGAAGGTCTGTGTTGTATGATACGATGTCTACTAGTTATAATAACACAATTGATAGAAATAAAAAACATATTATATTCCTACAAAATAAAATAAAACAACTTGAAAAAGAAATACCTCCCACTGACAAAACTACACCAATATTTGACACCATT